TTGACACCGACGAGCGTCGCAGAATGGCCCAAAACCCCCACGAGTACCTCATTGAGCAACTCCAATTCACTGGTGACGAGTCTGTTGGTTCCTCCAGTAACAAGATCAAGCTCAACTTTAACCACCCGGTTAAGGAGCTTATCTGGGTTGTCCAACCTGACGAGAATGTTGACTACTGCTCTTCCTTGGAGTGCTCTCAACCTCTTTTCAGAACTCTTGGTGCCCAACCCTTCAACTACACTGATGCCGTCGATGCTCTTCCCAACGCAATCCACTCCTTCGGAGGTCACGATGCCGTTGCTCTTAACACAGGCGCGTTCATTAACGGATCTGGTCTTTTCAACGATGCTGGTGCGGTTGATCTTGAGGGATCCGGCTGGTACAATGGTTCTACCAACTACACTGCTCCTAACCTTGGCAAGCTTGGCGCCAACACTCTTGCCAACTCTGGTGTCTCTGATGCCGGTACTTTTGTCCTTGCCGAGTCTGCTCTTGACATGCACTGCTGGGGTGAGAACCCTGTTGTGACTGCCAAGTTACAACTCAACGGCCAAGACCGCTTCTCTGAGCGTGAGGGTACATACTTTGACCTTGTCCAACCCTTCCAACACCACACTCGCAACCCTGACACTGGTATCAATGTGTACTCCTTCGCCCTTCGCCCTGAGGAGCACCAACCTTCTGGTTCTTGCAACTTCTCCCGTATAGATAACGCTACCCTTCAACTTGTTCTCTCCAACGCCACGGTTGAGGGTACCAAGACTGCCAAGGTCCGTGTCTATGCTACCAACTACAATGTCCTTCGTGTCATGAGCGGTATGGGAGGATTAGCATATAGTAATTGAGCGGGTTGGTTATATATATTTATATACACTATATATACTATTAGAAGTATATTAATTTAAAGACATTCATTTTATATACATTATAATATGAATGAAAACAACCATAAAATTGAAACGGAAAAATCTGTAACTAATTCCTTAACACCAAACACTATGAAGGAAATAGCTTACATAAATACTGAACTCCAATGTGGTATTATTGAATTTGGACCTAACAAACAATATTTTTTAGATTTTGATGATTTTAATAGATATGTAAAATTTGACAAAAAATTTAGTATTATTACTACTAATGATATATATCCATCATATTGTTATAATTATAAAAGGTTCACATTATTAGAGTTTATATACAACATAAAACAAACCGATAATATAAACTATATTTTTAAAAATAGAAATTTAAATGATTTAAGGCATATTAATATAGATATAAAACATAAATACCATGATATTATTTCTCAACAATACGAAGTGATTCAATATATTCAAGGACACATTAACACCAGTGGAAAAGAAGCAAATATTATGAAAAACCCGATTTGGAAGATAAACGAAAATAACAATGATTATTTACTTATGTATTGTGAACCAAATACCATTTGTAAATTGTGTGCTTATTCTTATCAAAAAATATTGGATTTTGAAACAACCAAATACAATGGAAAAAAAATAACATTTTATAAACAGTCCAATGGATATATTTCATGTCATTCTGGTAATTTATACATCCATCAAATTATTACTGGTTGTTATGGTAACGGTAAAGGAACTAAAATTATTAGTGTAGATCATATCGATCAAGACCCATTAAATAATACTTATGATAATCTACGCATTGCTACTAGAACAGTTCAAGAACAAAATTCTAAAGGTATTAAGGAAGGAACAAAGCGGGCAAGAAAAAAGGTAGCAAAGCCATTACCAGACGGAATAAGTGATGATATGATTAATAAATATGTATATTATGCTGAAGATACATACGGACCCCAAAATAAATTAAGAAATTTCTTTCGGGTATGTCATCCAAAACTTGACAAAGAGCCCTCCTCATCCAAATCCGAAAAAATCCCCATTCTAGAAAAACTAGCTCAAGCAAACAAAATCGTGGATGATTTGGAAAATGATATTTATCCAAACGTGGAAGAAAAAATATTGCCTACTTTTGTAAGTAATCGCGATTATAGAGGAAAACCTCATTTAACATTTGACAGGAAAGCACCAAATGGTCAAAGACAAAATCTAAGAATGGTCTTACCAGAAGAATATGAATTGGAAGAACAACTTTCAATACTCAGAGAGAAAATTAAGACGAAATACAATTACGAAATTTAATATTCAACCTTATTATAATAGGTCCTTTTAAGTTTACACCCTTGAATATTTAAAACGCCGATTAAAAAATAAAATATATTCTTGATTTAAACATATAATGTATTCTTGATTTAAACATATAATGTTATAATTATTTACAATGAACTCTTATACTTTTGAAATTTTATCTAATAATGGTGTAAAAATTCTCGATGAAGAATGTTGTGTATGTTATGAAAAATTTATTGATATTGATACTTTTGATTTATTAAGATTATACGAAAAATTAGAAAGTGAAAATAAAATTCCAAAAAAACTATCTCAAGAAATAATAAACGGATGCGCTTCAAATACATTGTCATATAACGACAGATTTGAATGTGCAACTTGTAATAATAGTAAGGTTTGTTATGGATGTATTAGTAAATCGATAGATGGAACTGACGAAGAAATGGATAATTATAATTATATGGAAGAAAAATATACTATGGAAAATACTAGAGTAATTACTTGTCCTATTTGTAAAACAATTGATTATAGGTTAAAAATTATAGGAGAGAGTGTTATGGGAAGTGGTTGTGGAGTAAGTGGTGGGAATTTACCATCAGATTTACTTCGTAGTATAAAAAGTAAAGTAAGCTTTATACAATAATCGGCGTTTAAAATGAGAAAAGGTGTAATGATAAGTATTGATGATTTCAATACTTATCAGTTACAATTAGCGTTACACCATATTATGGTCAACACAAAAATCACAATACGCATACATAAAATGAAAAAAAGATGTAGTTGATTCTACCAATTTATCATATATTTTCCCTACAATATCGATATCATCATCCAGTTCATACTCATTTTCCGGGTAATTCGCCATATTTACACTCTACTCCAACTTTGTGTTTATATTATTTTTTAAGTATCGTATTATTTTTTAAGTATCGTATTATTTTTTAAGTATCGTATTATTTTATTTTCTATATTTTATTTTCATCTATTATCTTACAAAGGTGTATTAAATAAACGATTCATGTTTTCTACTTCGGGACGATATTCTGAGTGTGTAAATATCTTTTCAATCAAATCATCGTGTCTAAATCGAATACTATATTCTTTATGGAGTTGATTTCTACCAATTCGCCCCATGGCTTGGATGGTTTTTTCTTGGGTCATATTTCCCAGATCTTTACTAATATACCCATGACAAAACTGATAGTTTGTTCCATATATGTAATCTGAAGAGGCGATAATCATAAATAATTTCTGTTCAATTGCCAACTGTTTCATTATTTCAGTATAATCGCCATCATGATTATTTGTAAACACACCAATACCCATTAACAAGAGAATTTTCCAACTACTGCTTACATCCAATAGCATGATTTTTTCAACATCATTTGGTTCAATCTTACACGAAAATTCGCGCGTAACAACATCCTTCTTTACCCAATACCGAAGATGTTCTAATTTATTCGGAACAAACAATTCGTTCAAAGCAATAGTTTTTACCAGTTTATTCAAGCCATCTATATCCTGTTTCATTTTAATCTGTTCTGGTTTAAGTGATTCCTTGACCATTTTATTTTCCTTTTCAATTTCATTACCCAGACTATCCTCCAACTGTTTTTCTTTTTGTCGTAACAATGACAATATTTTATCGTTGTATTCGATTGCCTCTAACATATCTTTAATCACTTGGTCCGGAATCTTAACATTTTGTAAAATAAACTTGGATATCTTTTCTACATCATTTGCTAGAAAGATGGTAGGTCCATCTGTAAGTGTATGAGAATCGGTTGTAGCCACATGAATATTAGATGTATATTTAGGTGTTCGTTTAGTTTGAAAGTGGGAATAAATTTCGCTCCATTCGGACGCAGTTGTTTTCTCTATAATAGTCAG